GTCCTGGGGCGAGTGGCCCGCCAGTTGGCGCCGCATGAAATCGTTTTCAGCGCGGAGGGCCGCGAGGTCACGTTCCCTGGCACTCGATCTGGCGCTGAGTTCAGCGAACCGCCGGTCGCGTTTGCTTTGCCGCTCCTCGCCGTCATCCTGCTCCTCCGAGGCGTCAGGCTCCGGTGTGGACTCTGGCGGCGCGTCGGGCGATGGCGGCTGGCTGGTGATGGTAACGCCGTCGGCATCAGTGGTTGTTTCGCTCATAGGAAGTTACTCATCATTGCTGCCGCCAGGAATGATCACGAAGCGGCCACCCGGCGGCAAAAGGTCGGGGATATCGAAAGAAAAGTCCTCACCAGGAACAGTTCGCGGCCGGGTAACGGCGGGCTGCGGCGCGCCTCCGGGATCGGGGATGACCGGGTCGGTGTTCGTTTCGCTCATGGGGAGGTTACTCGGTTACCTTGGCGCGTTGGGTTCAACGTCGTGATGGATGACGGCGGGCTGCTCGTCCTCCGGCATGACGGCCCGTTTGGCGAGTGAGCCGCACAGGATGGCGACCTTGGCCTCCAGGTCGAGCACACGGCCGCGCAGCCGCTCGTTCTCGGCCAGCAGCCGGGTGCGCTCGTCGACCAGTTCGGTGAGCAGTTCGGTGCCGGTCATTGGGCCTGTAGCGCGTTGGGCTGCCGCTGTTGGGTGGCCGCCGCGCCACCACCCGCCATCAGGCCCGCGAGGCCATAGCGGCGGATGATGTTCATCGTGTTGGCGTCGAACACCACGTAATTGTGGCTGCCCTCGCCTGCGCCACGGCTGCCCTGGTCGAGGTAGCGGATGCCGGGGACTCCCGCTTCTTTGAGTTTCGCCGACAGTTCAGCCGCGCCAGCGCCTCTGACCGCGACCGGCGTATCGAAGCTTGGCATTACTGATTGAGCGGCACTGTAGGCGTCCCCTCCCGTGAATTTCAGGGGATCACTGCCCGTGGTATATTCCAGGTCGATCGCGCGCTGGACATGCGGCACGAGCGCCTTCTGAACATCCGGGTGCTGCTCGCTCAGCGGCTTGTCCCAGTGCAGGAACCGCTTGGGTGCGGCGTTGACGGAGACTTCGTACATGTGGCCTTTGGATTTTGGTGGCATCACTTTATCCAACCGCGCGAATGCATTCATGGCCTCGTCCGTATGCGAACCGCGCGCGGCGTCATAACCCCGCAAAACGGAAACAATGTCATTCACGGATCGCGGGTCGGCGGCGATTTGCCGCATGGCGAGATCGTCGTGTCTCGCTAAACCAGTGCGAATGGCATCCGCGCTTATCGCCGGGTCACCGGGGTCGTGAAAGTTTCTGATGCCCGCGAGGTATTCGTTCAACGTGTCACGAGGGTCTTTGGCCAATTGATCCCGGTAGCTCCGCGCCACGCCCTCGTTCTCCGCGAGATACATCCCGTGCCCGTATGCCTGCGCGCCCTCGCCCGTGCCGATCTTCGACATATCGAACGCATCGAACTGGTGCGGGCTGCCGTGATAAGCCAGCAGACCTGGAGGCTCAACCACAGGTTCCGGCGCACGTGACGGCGGCGGATTGGCCAATGGACGACGCGCCCCCAGACTGACCGTCCTCGCCCCGCCAGTCGCCGGGGCCACGCCCGCCAGCAACGACGCCTGATCATAAACGTCCTCCGAACCGCGCCGGAACGCGTCGATCTGCTCCGCCGACATCGGCACCGTTCCGCCGCCAGCGAACACACCGGGCCGGAACGACGGATCCGGCATACCCATCCGCTGTTGAGGCCGCGTCGTCTCGGTGCCAACCGGATTATTCACATTCCAGAATGGCGTAGCGCGAGCCTCTGACTTCGCCCGCTGCGCCGCCAACCACGCGCCGAGGGCATCCACACCCGCCACGCCGGCCTGAGCGTTCGCCACGGCCATCGGGTCGGTTGGGTCGCCGATCTGCCACGGCGCCAGGGAAAGCGCGTTGCCGTCGTCAGAGCCGATCTGGAGCGGATTACGGGCCAACGCCGCCCCCTGGAGCCGGTCCAGACGGCGCCTGACCGTCAGCGCCTTGGGTCATTGTCACCTGCCTGGCCTGGCGCCACGACCCACCTGTATGGCCACATTGCCAACACTTGCCATTTTCAGGCGGCATGTGGATCGCCTGACAGGCATCACAGACCCAGGCGAAAGTTGGGATGACCGTAACACCGTTGGGGAGAGGCAATCCCGCGACGGCGGCGGCGGCGAACGTCTCCGCGTCCTTCCTGGCATCAGCGACGACGCGACGAAAGTGATCGATCCGGATGTCATTCATTGCGAAGTCGCTCCTGACGGCGCCTGACCGTTCGCCCCGTTCACCGGCGCGGGTGGCGCCAGCGTGGCCTGTAGCTCGCTCTCGTCCGCCGCGTGCCGCTGGAGCACCGGATGGATCTCGGTCTGGAGCATGTCGCTCACCATCTGCCGCACGATCGCCTGCAACGCCAACGGATCGATCTGACCGACCGCCTTCAATCGATCGGTCTCCGCCTGGTAGTCCTTGATCTCGATCTCGGCTGACTTGTCCTTGGCCTGCTCCTGGGCATGGACGAGTTGCGCCTTCAGGCTGGCGATCTCCGCGTCGGCCTTCTGAAGCATCCCTTGCGCCTGCTGCTGCATCTGTTGGGCCTGCTGGCTGATGGCCATGACCTGGGGGTCCGGTCCCGCCTTGTAATTCGGCGGCAGTCCCCGTTTCAGTCTCTCCGCCAATTCGTCCGCGCCAGGGAAATCGCTGTTCGCGGCCCAGAAATCACCCACGATCTGAAACGCCGCCGGGTTTTGTTGCATGATCTGACTGAAAGCGTTGGCCGCCTCCTGCCTTTGCGTCCCGTAACTCGGCCCGACATCGGCCTCTACGTCATAAGTCCCGACATTTGGGTTGAATATGATGGCCGGATCGGGTTGCGCGGGATCTTCCTGCTGTTTCTGGGCCTCGGCAGGCGAAATCGGCCCTGGTGGCGCGCCGTTCGGCTGCTGACCGATGTATTGATGCGCGTCCTGCATGTCAGGCGCTATCATCGCCTTGTTTTCGGTCCCATCCTCGGCCAGCGTCATCACCACGCGCCGCGTGTCGTATATTTTCGGGATCAGATCGAGCAAAATGCGACCGATTTGCCGTATACCCTTCGCCTGATTATCCACGTAGTGATAAGTCGCGACATCACTTTGTCTTTGCCGGGCATCAATGGCGCGACCGCTACGCTCGTTGCCCGGCATGCCCATCTCAGCCTGATACTGGCCGGTGACGGAGCGTAAATCGTCACGCGCGATGGTCATCCCCGTTATGTAGGCCTGCGCCATGGTCGGCGGCTCGACCCGCGAGGGCGGCGGGATCGGATTTCCCGCCTCGTCGATGCCGTTATAGACCAAGACGCTCCAGTTCTTGACGTTCGCCGTCGCCCACTGCTCCGTCCGGCCCTCGATCGCGTCAGCACGCGCCACGTATGGCGTCTTGGTCTGCAACGCGACCTGTTCGACGGCGGCCGAGGCCCAGTAATTGTAGATACGCTGTGCATCGATCTGGGCGCGCGTGTGGCCCTTGCGGTCCATTTCGCCCTCGATCACCGTCTCTTCGCCGATGAACGGCACGATCGGGATGTATTTGCCCAGCCATTGCTCACGGTCGATGATCTTGTTGCCCGCCAGCTTGAACCACTCGATCTCCGGCTCCGCCACGTCGCGGCTCTGGACGATCATCGCCTTCACCTGATCGCGCAGTTCCGCCGGGATATCGCTGTCGCGCACCACCGTCCCATCCTGGAGCCGGTGCAACGTCTCGTTGTTGAGGTTCCGCCTCCAGTATTCCGCGATCCTCACGTGATCCTTGTCGTTCCACCCGTCGCTGTGTTCCAGCGTGGCCGGCGCCGGGTTATCCTCCTCGCCATATTCCTCCTCGTAACGATCGCGCGGGATGTCCTCGAACACGAACGCGAAGTTGGCGTCGGACTTATCATACGCCTTACAATCCGGGTCCATGTAGACCGAACGCGGATCGGGCACGCGGCGAATGAACAGATCGAGGTCAAAGCTGTTCTCATCCACGTAGTCAGTCTCGACGCGCACGTAACCGATGCCGCTCTCCACCTGATGATACGTCGCCGTGGAATACGCATCGACCGCCTTGCTGACATACTCGATGCGGCGGATGATGCCGGAGAAAACCTGCGCCGCCTCGTAGCTGGCGTGGCCGCCAACCGGCGTCACTTTGATCTGCGCCTTGTTCTGCCGCGCGTCGTTGATGACCTGGAGGTTGTGCTGGCGAACCTGATTGTATGTCAGCGTCGGCCGTTCTCCGCGATCCGTCATGGTGCCCGCGTTGGAATACCATTGCCAGCCGTTCTGGCTGTCGCCGTTGGCAAACCGCGTATCGAACAGGGCACGGGTGCGCCACGCGCTCTCCCAGCCCACGCAACGCTCGAAGCGCGCCTTGGCCTCCTTCAGGATGTCCTCGTCGCTGTCTTTAGCGCGTGGCATCGTTCAGTTCGCTTGCAAACACTTATCGATGATCTTCGTCAGCATGGCGTTACGCGCCTCGGTGTTGTGCTGCACCGCCCAGGTCAAAGCGCCCATGAACAAGATGTTCAGCACAATGAGCACCACGAACCCCGCCGGCAGCGCCTTGATGAGACGCTCCGGCACCGTGGCCAGGATATGCGCGGTTGACCGGCCGTTGCCTTCAGGTGTCTCACTCACCGTATCCCCGGCAGGAAGATGAACAGCCCCAGCAGCAGCACCGCGACGAACGCGAAGAAGACATTGGAGGGCGCGAACGGGGCCATCGGCGGCAGCGGCAGGATCGTGAGCAGCCACAGGAACATGACGACCACGAAAAGGATTTCAATGATCATGTGTCGCCTCCGGTTCCCGGCGCTCCACGCACTGACGTTGTATTTCGGAAATCAGCGGCGCCACGACGCGATACGGCGCCTCGCTCAGAACCCGCATCACCGTCTCCCAGGCCTGTGCCTCGAGCGTCACCGGGATCTTGTCGGTCGGCTGCATCATCACGCTCCGCCAGTGTCAGGCCTCCGCTTTCGGGACCGAAATAAACCACCCGCCTCATGTCAGCCTCACCTGAACGATGCCGCCGTTTCGATACAGCTGATTGGGACCGGTTCCCGCCGTGGCCGCCGCCGCGTCATTGGCCGCGTTATCGAGATGGACAGTGATCCGGCCATTGCCGTCCACGACGAAGCCGTTTGATTTGAAGACGTCGGCGGTGAATGTCACGGCGGAGAAATCGATGCCATGCGCGGCCTGATATGCCGGGCCTCCCGGTTTCGCGGGAATCGTTCCGATCAAGGTGCTGGTGTTCTTCATCGGCCACCAGCCGTAATCAGAACCTATCGCGTAACCGAAATTCCAACCGGCGCAGGCAGCTTGCGCGGAAATGCCGACCGCATAGTCGTGTCCCGCGTTGCCGCCCACGGCATCGGTGGCCCAGGTGACAACGGACAAACCTATTTTGTAATTGACGTTCGTCCCGGCATCCGCGCTCACATCCAGTTCGCATCCAACGATCGACTCCCAGTACATGCCGCCGGATCGCAGGTGCACACTGTCATTGCCGGCGAACAGGGAACCGCGATTACTTCCCGACGCCCCGCCAGCCGAATATGCCGCGTCGGCGAAGCGCGACCCGGCCACGTAATACTGCCCAGGCGCGCACGTCGTCGCGCCGTTCTGGGTCAGGGACGAGCCAAACGCCGTGCGGCCACCTACCGCGCCCGCGTTCAACGACCCGGCCATGCTGAACCAACCAAGGCCGCCACCCTGCGCCGACGAGGCATCAACCGTGTCGCCGTTGACCGCGTGAAACTCGACGTGCGCCTGCTGGCCGCCAGCGACAGTGCCGCCGATAGCATAATCGAACCGGTAGATCTCCGCCGTGGGCGTTGGCCAGTTGCGGCTGATCGCGGTATTGAATTTGCCGTTGTAATGCGGCGCGATGAATAAATCACCCTCCGCCTCGATGCTCGCCAGTGATCCGGTTAAAATACCTCCCGCGAGAGGCAGAAACAAGCCGGCGCCAGTGTTCGCGATGGCGGCGTTCAATTCGTCCGCGAACAGCGCGTCACCCTCTCTCCACGGATATGAAGGGCGACCGCTCACGTCGTCGCCTGCTTCATTTCGGCATCGGACAACGCCCTCGGCCAATATTGAACGCGGCGCAGATAACCAGACAGCACCTCGGGGGAACTGATCAGATAAACACCGCCGGAGCCTAACGCCGCCATCGGCGGCAGCGGCAGGATCGTGAGCAGCCACAGGAACATGACGACCACGAAAAGGATTTCAATGATCATGCGACCCTCACCATGCGAACACTGCCGTTGCGATATTCACCGCCAACGATGACTCCCGCGCTCGCCGCCGCCGCGTCGCTCGCCGCGTTGACCGCCGGCACGCCTGGAACATTCGCGGCGCCGAGGTTGTTGGCGATGACGCGCCCGCTTCCGGGGCCGGGAAAGTAAACCCCGCCCAGCGTGTTGCCGGTGAAGTCGTTGTCCGTGATGATCACGTTGTTGTTGGTCGGCACCTCGTAAATATAGACGCCCCACTGCTGAACGTGCGTCGCCCGCGTATCAGCGAAACGATTTCCGGTGATGATGATGTTGTTAAGTGGCCCAAACAGGGACAGGCCGCTGAGCGTCCATGGAGGACCGGCGGCACCGTTTGAACCACTGTTCAGTACCATGTTGCCGCCGATCAGCATGCCACCGCTGTCCGTGATGATCATGCCCTGCGTCTTCTGACCGACAACGGCATTGCCAATAACGGAAATGTCGGTCCCGTTAAGTTCCAGGCCGGATGAAATACTGCCTCCGCCAGGGCCAACATAGTTTCCGATAACCGAACCGCCCGCCATGGACGCCAGATTATACTGCGCGATCTGGCCGCCGCCGACAGTCGCCGGCTCAGCATAGCACTGGCATCCCTCGACATGATTTCCAATGACGCGCGTTCCGGGACCGTTAAACCCAATGCCATCAATCGCCGTGCCGGTGACATGGTTGTTGATGATAAACGTGGCGACGCCACCGATTGCCCAAATACCGTAGCCGCCCTGCGCCGTGCCCAGTCCGATGATCCGGTTGCCCTCGGCGCGGCTGCCAGCGCCGTTCAACGCGATGTGACCCTGTTGACCCGCGTTGATCACCTGACAATGGTAAATGAGGCTGTCCGATCCGGTCGTGCTGACTTCGAAACTGCCGCCCGTCGCCGCCGGACCGCCGCCGTCCACCGTGACATCGCGGATGACGAAGCCGTGCCCGGTCGCGTCGATCAGATGTCCGGTGACGCCGGGTTGGCGTTTTATGATCGTATTCCACGACGGCGCCGAGATCGTGACGTTTGGTTTCGTGATGGTGAGAGACGATGTCAGCAGGTATGTCGCATTTGGCGATAACGCGACCGTACCGCCCGTCGCCGGCAACGCGTCAACGGCCGCCTGGATCGAACCGCCCACGGGCACCGCGCCCGCGTTGGCGATCGCCGCGTTGGCGATCGCCGCGTTGAGTTCGTCGGCGTAAAGCGCGTCGCCCTCGCTCCATGGAAATGATGGACGGCCGCTCATGCCGTCACCGATTGCATCTCGCTGGTGGAAAGCACGCGGGGCCAGTAGCGGGCCGCCCGTAAATAGCCGTTCGCCGGATTGGCGGGACCGGCGTCCGCGACCCCGAGACGCAACGTCGTATAGCTCGCCGGCGTGGATACCGACGCCGTTCCGGTGCCCATCGCGCCATTGAACGCGACAGTCGTGCCGCTGGCGGTATACGTGGCCGCGATCTTGAACGGCACGTCCGGCGTCATCACGCCAAACGTCAGATTGGCGGCGTTCACATTACCATTGACGTTCGCGCTGGCATTGAATGTGTAAGCACGTATCCAGGTGTTGGTGACACCACCATCGAGACTGAACACGCCACGGAAGCCGTTATTGCCGTTGGCCGGCAACATGGCGTCAACCATCAGCGTGCCCGCCGTCCCGCTGTACCAGGCCGCGAGCGGCATCGTCATGATGTCCTGCGCCCGCGTGACAGCGGAGGCCGCCGTGGGAATGTGGCTGGTCGGAAACGCGCCTTGTTCGGCCTGCGCGCCCCACGCGTAAACGGTCTGTGCCGGTTTGGCGGTCTGGCCGGCATCACGCAGATCAGTCCCGATCATGACAAGCCAGGAAGCGGCGGTGAGGTTTGGCGTGACGATCGCAAGACGCTGCCACGCCGTCGTCAGTACAGCCGTGGCCCGATAGTAAGTGACGCTGTCGTTAGGTGTCGCCATCAGCCAAACTTGTTCGCCACCCACGGCACCCCTTAGCCATACACTGACCGCGTACGGGTTCGCGGTTGCATTATACGCCTGATAGATCATGCATCCGCCCGCGTTGACCGCCGGATAGGCGATGGACGCGGCGGTCACTGTTCCGTCCGGAGCGATAGCCTGATTGGCGGTCACGACCGGTGCCGCCGGTCCACTGAAACTTGTCTTCACCCAGCTGGCGACCGCCGATACATCGCCGCTGTTCAGCAACAGGTTCGTGCGCGCTTCCTCGATCAACAGCCCACGCAACGCATACGTGACCGGGTCGTAGTCCCACCTCGGCGCGTTGGTGGCCGCCGATCGTATCGTTCCGCTCGCGTCGGTGTATGTCGCGGTCGAAGCGCGGGTGAAGGTGATGCGCGGGTCGAGCGTGCCGGGCGTCATGAAGTCGAGGCTGAGCGATGGCGCTCCGGTCGCCGCCCAGGCGCTGCCGGTCCAACCGAACCGGGCCACGCCCTGCAACACGCCATACGGTGTCGCCACGTCGGGGCCAGCCTGCCCGGCTGGCTGCCACGCGGCCCCGTCCCAGTCGAAGGCAGCGACCCCACGCAAGGCCCCGGACGGCGTCGATGGGGCCGCAGACCCGGCTGGCGGCGTCCAGGCTGATCCGGACCACGTGTAGACCGCGACACCATCAAGCACGCCAGTTGGTGTCGCCACGCCAGGACCAGCACGGCCAGAGGGCGCCCATGACGGACCTCCGGTGAACGCCGCGACACCCTGGAGGTTGCCGGTTGGGGTCGGTACGGAGGGGCCAGCACGGCCAGCGGGCTGCCACGCAGCGCCATCCCAGTTGAACGCGGCCACGCCCTGGAGGACGCCCGTGGGGGTCGGCACGCTCATGGTTGGGTCTGAAATGGCCATGTAGTTACGTGGTTACGTGGTTACGTGGTTAGCTTATTACCATTACGCCAACACCAGACGCGTGATATTGTCGGCAAACCAACCCGCCATGTAAGCGTGGCCCAGGTCGTTCGGATGAATGCTGTCCGTGCCTATGTAAACATCACAGTTCCCGTTCCCGGCGGGCGCGGCGGTATTGCCCGTTCCGGTAAACAGGGCGCCAGAGGGATTGTTGAGCGTATTCGGCAAAAAGAACATCAACGGATCACCAAACGATTGCATGGCCGACGACATCGCGCCTTCGATCTGTTGGGCCGTGGCCACGGAGAGGTTGCCATTATTCAGCGTCATGATCACCGGAACGGAGGACAACGTCGGGTATGACCGAATGGCGGCGAGATATGTTCTCACTTCCGCTGATAGCGCCCCCTGGATAACGCCCGTGTCGTTAAACCCGCCCACTATTAGGATCACATCCGGCGCCGCCGTTACCAGATCACTGATCCGTTGGCGGAACGTTAACTGTGACGCCCCGCTGTTCGCGAGAAATCCGGTTCCACCCACGCCGCCGCTCCATACATCTTTGATTCCGAGAAGGTCGCCGAGTATACAATGATAACCATTGAAGTCGAACGTCGCGCCGCCGCCCTGCGTATAACTGTCCCCGATGACATACATTCGGAGCGGTTTCGCCGGAGGCTTCGTGACAGTCGAAGTCGCCCCCACCGCGACATACTGAAAGTCGATAAACTTATGAAGTTCCATCGTTATCAGACGTCTCGCGCGGCCGCCGGCAGCGGTGAAATCCAACCGAAGATACCGGACGCTGCTCGCCACCGGGGTGGTGAGGGACTTAGACACATATTGACCATCAACGATAAACCGACACACCCCTGGCCCACTGTTGAAGACCTTGAACTCAACGATAGCGGCGTCCGCCATGACCTCGATACGGGACACGAATGGAACCAACGCTCCGGAGAAGGTGACGCACGGGTATTTGTTATACCCAAACGTGTCATCGGTCGGAACGCCCCCGTATTGGTTCAGGACCCCTGCTGTCGCGGGTGACAGAGCTGAGTAAATGTTCGTGAGTGAACCGAGCGGGGCGGCATTATCACTGATCACCGGAGGCGTTGTCATCGCGGCTAGCGTGCGTGGATTGTTGGTGCGCGCGGCGGCGGCGGAACGCCCGAGGGGGGGGATGACCGAAGTCGCCACAGGGTCATTGAGAGGAACCCAACGCGTTTCCGCCCAGACCCTCAGGGGTTGAGTCGCCATGTGATATCTCCCCCGCCTATCTCACGCCGCGAAGGTGGCGACCACGGCATTCGACATCGGCGCGACCGTCGATCCCAACGCGTTCGTGGCGGTAACCACGCACGCGAGACCATGTCCCGCGTCCGCCGCCGTGACGGTATACGTGGCACTCGTCGCGCCACTGATCGCGACACCATCCTTGTGCCAGGCATAGGCGTAGGAGGTCGGCTCGCCCCGCCAGTTGCCCATGGTGCAATTGAGCACCCCGTCACTTTGCGAAGCAAACGGGACGTCGACGACCACCGGAGGGCCGGCAACGGCGACCACCTCGGCCAGCAGCGCCGCGATCTCAAGGCTGTGCGTGCGATCGTTGTTGAGCCAGTCGGTCGTCAGCAGCAGCAACATCCGCGCCTGGTCCTTGGTCGCATCCCTCGGCGTCGCTGTGGCGGCTTTTGGCTCGGCCGTCGTGGTCGGTGCCGGCTTCTTGTCGGGCTCTTTCTCTTTCGTGTCGGCGTGCGGTGCGTTGGCCATGGTGGTTACTCCATGTGGCTTTGTTATACTTGGTTATGCTTTAAGTAGAAAGTTGGCCTACTGATCAAACGGAGGTTTGACGAGGCATCCGAGGTTTGTATGAGCGACTAACGGAGGCATCGCGGCGCTAACAGCCATCCCGTGCTATGCTCCCGACGGAGGTTCCGACAATGGACGAGGAAGACATCGAGACGAAAATGGAACGATTGGCCAAGACGACGCGGGAGCGCATGTTACGCATATGGGACGGCGACCCAAAACGCGCCGATGAATGTATTTGCCAGATCATGCGTTACTTCAAAGATCGCAGCGGAGAACTGCCGCCGGAGATCAACGAGCGTCTCATGAGGAGGCTCGCACAACTTATTCAACGCTGACACTCAAATCCCCATCCACCCCGTGCTCGTCCGCACGGAACTCGAACGCGGCGATCTTCGCTGGATCTGTCTCAAACTTCTTGCCCATCAGGCGTGTTTGGTCGTTGACCTCGGCGTGGACGCGGTGGACCTCGGCGGCGAACGGATCGCGTTGGGTTGGACGGGTCACCCGCATCCCGGCCCCGCTTCGTTGCCGCCATATCGACACTCAAATCCCCATCCACCCCGTGCTCGTCCGCACGCCCTCGACCCACTGGCCGCGCGAGAACGACGCACGCTGCGCCGCGACGATATCGAGCCCGGTGTCGGGCCGCGCTTCCTTCAACCCCATCGCCAGCGTTCTCATTGCATCCGCGCAATGGCTCGACCAATCATGGATCGGCGCGTCCTTGAACACGCCGAGACGATCGTTGAAGTCGCGATGGTAATAGACCATGCACTCACGCAGCCGCTCGGTGCGAACACGATCCATCCAGCAGCGTGGCAACAACATCTTTACCGCGTTGATCCCATCATCCACATCCTGTCGGGGCACCACGCGAACCTTGCGACCATTGGCGCGTAGCAACTCCTCGCGCGTCTTGCCGGTGCCCAGTTCTCGCGCCCCGGCATCATGCGGCAACAGGTCAGTCGTATATCGATACGGTTTGCTATCGAGCCAGTGGACATAGTGCGTCAGCGGCTCGCCCGTCGCCTCGTAGTAGTCGATGACATGCACCTCACGACCGACAAGCTGCGCGCAGACGATCGCCGTGGCATCGCCAATGCCCAAATCCCAGGCTGTCCACACTGGCACCGCCGGGTCATACGGTACACCGCACAGCCGCCCGTCAGCTTCCAGCGCGGCCATTTCGGAACGATAGATCGAGCCACGGATTGCCGCGTCGAACGAACACTCCAACTCCTGGTCATACTGATCGGCCGTCATCATGCGGCGCATGTCGGCCAGTTCACCCTCCGCCAGCAGGCCACTCTGTGAAGCCCGCAGCGTCATCGAGAACCATTCAGGACTGCTCTCGGCCTCCTTGTGGATGGCATAAAAGTCGTTGCGGCCCTTCGGCGTGCCGATGAACACCGCCCAACCGTTACGGTCAGCGAGCGACGGGCGCAACACCTCGGGCCATGCGCGCGGATCGATGTCGCCATACTCATCCAGCACGATCCCGTCAGCGTAAGTGCCGCGCAACCGTTCGTAATTCTCCGCGCCATACAATCGCACGCGACCACCGTTGCGGAACCGCACCATGAGGTCGCTTTCGCGTTGTTCCACGCCGGGAATGTTAGCGGTATAGCGTTTAAGATATTCCCATGCCGTATCTTTTGCCTGGGCGTATGTCGGCGCGAGATAAGCATAGCGTGGATCGGGCTTTTTCGCGCGCGCCTCGGCCGGCGCCTGATCCGCTCGCATGGCGGCGTCGATCAGGTCCATGACGCAAGCGACCGTCTTGCCGCCGCGACGATGCACGACGAGGCACGCCCAGCGTTGCTTACGCGCGTGGAACGGCATGAACGCCTGTCGCGCGCGGTAGCCGAGGTCAATCCGCGCTGCCTCTGGTGGGAGTGTAGATGCCAATCTGCGGCGCGTCGTGCGAGGCGCTTCCAAAGGTCTCAAAGTCAGCGTCACGGATTACCCCTGTTATGATCATCAGAGGCATTTGCGTGCCGGCCGGTTCGCTGGTGTCCTTCCAGCCCATGCGGGCTTTCGTCCACCAGATCTGTCCCTGCACGCTCATGTTCTTGGTGCAGTTGGTGTAGAGCGCCTGGGCCACCCGCATGTTGGCCTCCGTCATCCCGGTGTCCAGCTCGTGGCGGAAATGCCGATGCAACGTCGGCTTGCTGATCTTCAGGCATGCGCACATTTCCTCCTGACGCATACCGAAGCCGGTCATCGTCAGGATTTGCCGACGCTGCTCCTCGGTCGGGGTGAACGGTTTTCGCCCCGGATGTGGTGGGGAAGGACGTGCCATCTTGCCTCGTCGCGGTTTGTCCGGTGAACGCCTGCCAGCGCAGCACGGCGACATCGACGTATGTCGGGGATATTTCGATTGCGTGACACGCGCGGCCGGTCATTTCGGCGGCGATGATCGTGGTGCCGGAGCCAACGAACGGGTCGTAAACGGCCTGGCCTGGACTACTGTTGTTCTCGATCGGGCGGCGCATGCACTCGACGGGCTTTTGGGTGGAGTGACCGCCGCTTCGCTCATCACTTTTAGGAGTTTCCCGGTTGCCGTAATTATCCCATGGAAGCCTGATTTGCCAAAGAGATGTCTGCGTTTTGTCACCAATCCAATACGTTTTTCCGCGCACTGCATACCAACACGGCTCGTGCTGATAATTATAATTTCCTCGACTAATCGCGGCGCGGTCCTTCGCCCAGATAATCTGCTGTCTGGGTTCGAAACCCGCAGCTACCAGACTATCATGCGACACGCATTGAAGCGGCCCAGGTGCCGACCAGACATATGCGACATCACCGGAGAATAGCGCCCACGCGTCGCGCCAATCCGCGCGCTTGTCATTTACGACCGTTCCTATGGCGCGAGCGCCGAAGGGTTTTCCGTTGGCGCGATCAGCCCGATTGCGCCAGTCTGGATCATACTCCACCCCATACGGCGGATCGGTCACCATCAGGTGCGGCTTCACGCCCTCCAGCGCGGCCTCGACCACGCCAGCGTCAGTTGAGTCCCCGCACACCAGCCGATGCCGCCCGAGCGTCCACACGTCGCCGAGGCGCGTCACCGGCTCCGCCGGCGGCTCCGGCACGTCGTCGGGATCGGTGAGGCCGTCGTTCATATCCGCGAACAGCCCGGCCAGTTCCTGCTCGCCGAAGCCCGTCAACCCTAGATCGAAGCCCACATCACGCAAGTCCATCAACTCAGTCCGCAGCAGGTCGTCATCCCACGAAGCATTGAGTGCCAGCTTGTTGTCGGCGATCCGCAACGCCTGTTTCCGCGCTTCATCGAGGCCATGAATAGCGATGGCGGGCACTTCGACCATGCCGAGTTGCCGCGCGGCGGCCAAACGACCATGACCGGCGATCAGAACGCCGTTTTCGTCAAGTAAAACCGGGGAAGTGAAGCCAAATTCGGTAATGGATCTGACGATTTGAGCGATTTGTTCAGTTGAATGTTGACGCGCATTGCGAGAATACGTCGCGATATCAGAGATTTTTGACAGAAAATTATCGTAAAGGATTACGTTAGCCATTTGTTAGTCGCTGATCCGTTCCATGAGGCATTCCACTCGTACCGTGACCTCGCGCAGTTCCCCGAACATCAGGACATGCACGCGCGCGCTGTCGCCGGAGACGGACTTCACGACGGCGTTGATCCCGTCGAGCGGGCTGCCGTTGCTGAGCCTGCACGGGGCTCCTGGGCGCCATGTGTCGGAAGCGGATGGTAACGAGCGGCGGTCTTCCTCGGTCGCCTGCAATGCTTCGACAGCCCCGCCACGGACATGGTTCGGCCGGCCGCCCGACATGCACAGTTTATGGACGCCCTCCGCATATCGAGCGGCGACCCAGCCTCGCGATGGGGGCAGGGCGAGGAAGAGGTAGCTGGGGAACAGGGGACGATGAACGATGCGGCGCGGTGTGCCGGAGAGTTTTGCGTAGAGCGGGAGGTATGTTTCGTAGCCAGCACGATTGAGTGAGATCGAGGCCCAGTTCTCGGCGGCTGGATGAGTGTGGACAACGGCCCATTGGATCGCTTCGGTGTCGCGTCCGCAGTCGAGTAGCAATGCGCTCTCGGTTTCCACGCGTGAGTTGTGTCCAGATTTTTCACCGATGGTCAAGTAGGGCAGGAATGCTGACCGAAAATAATTCACAAGTGTCTGCATTTTGTCGTTGACTGTCCGCGAAACGCGCTGTATGGTGTCTTCATCAACAAGGAGACACGGACAATGCGTTTCAAATCAAAAGTTCTCGCCCAGGTACCCAACGCGCGACCGGTCGTGCTGCGCCGCTTCCCTGACATGGAACCGAAATATGTGGCGATATTCAACGGCGAGCATGGCCGCGTACCGATGGATGCCGTCACGCCCGACGATCTGAACGACGGCTGGGGCGGCGATAAACAAGGCCACAACGCCGCCTGGCGCTCCGCGTATTTCTGGCTGGTCCGGAACAAGAAGCAGGACGCCGCCTGACCCTCCGGCGGGGCCTCGTGCCCCGCTCAACTTCATTTTCAGCACACAAGGAGACACGGACATGGCGACACACGTTTCCAACAACAATTCCCATCTCTTCCCCGGCGAATCCGAGCGACTTGCCAAGCGCCTCACAGAAATGGCCGCCGACTATCGCGCTCGCGGCGATGAAGTAAGCGCGCAAAATTGCGAAACGAAGGCGCGGACTGTTTTGGCGGCGAAAGCCGCCTGACCCTCCGGCGGGGCCTCGTGCCCCGCCCTTCATTTCAGCGGGAGACACGCGATGACGGATCAACTCCGGATCGGCGACACGGTGCGGCACGAAAGCGACGACGGTTCGATGGGGACCGCGCAGATCCTCGCCATCGAAATGGGCCATGCGTGGTGCTTCTATCGGAAAGCGGATTGCCATCGCGTGCAAGCGTTGGACAGGCTGGAACGTCTCTCGTGACCCCGGCCGAGTTCAGTGCCGCCATGGCTGCCCTCGGCTGGAGCCATCGCGAGCTCGCACGGCGTCTGCGGTGTGACAGTGGGCTACCCACCCGGTGGGCGCGTGGGACGGCTCCAGTGCCCCTCCCGCTGGCGCGATGGCTGGTGAGCGCATGGGACTGGCACGAGATGCACCCGGCGCCGGACGACTGGCGGGTCTGGCGCGCGGGGGAGATGCGGCGCTAGGCGCGGCGGCGGATAATGCCGAGGCCGAGCAGTCCGGCGCCGAGGATGGCGAGCGAGACCGGCTCGGGTGTGGCGATCACCGCGCCGGGTGTCGGGACCAGGAAGAACGACTCGGCGCCGTCCGATGCGTTCGACCAGCGGGCGTAGAACTCGATCTGGCTGTCCGGCTGGAGGTCGTTCCGGTCGATATTGAAGCCGGTCAGCACGTAGTCCGGAAAGCCCGTGCCATTGTTCGCGGTTGGCAGTGGGGTTCCGACGAGCGGGTTGTAGTCGGCCAGGATGGTGTGGTTGACGACGTCCAGCACGACGAAGCGTTCGAGCACCTCCGGCCCCTGGCCCGTCCCCGTGTTCACATCGATGCCGACGTCGAGGCGTCCATTCAGGTCGAGTTGGGCGATCAGGAAGGCGCGGAGGAACGAGACGAGGTATGGGGTGCCCTGGGTGTCGGTGCCCAGGCTCTGGTGGCCCGTGGCGGCGGTTGAGAAGTCGCTGAAGGCGGTCTGGTTACCGCCCTGCTGGTAGTTGTTGTAGCCGAAGTCGGCGG